ACAGCACGGCGGCAGCCACTGGGACTTATTGCAACGCAAAAGCAGACGGAAAAGATAGCATTGCCGTTGTAAACGGTGCTTGCGGTAAGGCGTGCGGCGCACTGGGCTGCTATCTGGTGCTGACCGAGTACGATGATGACGGTCACATGATCTGCGCCAAAATGTCCCGCGTAGACGGTTCTGCTATCAAAGAAAGCGTTTACTATACCCTCAAAAACGGCGAGTTTGTGGAGGCTGAGCCGTGAAGAAGCACTACAACAAGCGTTGGCTTGAACAGCGCTGGGATGCAAGGCAGCCGGATCGGTTGGAGCATATCCGGCTGAAGCAGCAGCTGAGAGAGAAAAAGGAGGTGGACGATAATGAAGCCGAACATGGGAATCGCAGAGTGCGTCCAGATTCTTCGGGACAACAACATCTCAAAGACCGAAAAGGTCTTGAGAGCGCAGATCCAGGCGGGAATTTTCCCGGAGTGGTCAAAGCCGTCCGTAGGAACAAAAGAGCCTTGCCCTGACATCTCCCGTGCCAGGTTTATGGCGTGGGTGAAGGATTTTTACAAGCTCGAAAAGGTTTATACAAAGGAGGATCCGAAAGAATGAAACTCAAATCTACTACTTACTACTGGTTGGCTGTCGTTTTTGGCGGCGTTGGGATGGGCGCAGCTATGGGCGCAGAGGGCACCGCGCAGACCACCGGATACATTTCCGGCACGCTGTTTACGGTTTCGCTGGTGCTGATTCTGGCTGCTGTCCTGCTGGCAAGGCTGGGCTTTGCCGCGGAGGATAGGGAAAGAGCTGCAAAGCGGCGCCTCTATGGAAAGATCCGGCGCAATCACGCCCGCAATGCGGAGTATCCGCAGGATCAGGAGCGCGGAGCATGATGACGGCCAAAGAGTACGTTGAGGGCAAAGTCAAATCCTACACGCGGCTTGCCGAACGCTGCAAGCGAGAAGCCGAAGCATCAGATGACATTGTTGTCCGGGCCGGATACTCCGCACGGGCAAACGTCTGGGAGATGTGCGCCGAAGAAATGGACAACGTGCGGGAGATGCTGCAAGAGGAGTCTGGGGAGATCACATATGCCTGACAATGTCCTCCATGTCATGTGGTACACCGTGTATGACGCAAAAAAAGAAAGAGCCTGTCCGTGCTCCGACACGGACAAGCCCAAAGGGTGATGAGTTCGCCGCCCATCACCACAAAAATAACACAAAACAGGAGGTTTTACAAGTGGCGCTTATGCAGATCTATGACGGGCTTGAAAACCCGCCGAAACTTTTAGAGAGACACTCTGCGCAGACAGTTGGAGAGCTTGTCAGACAGGCGGATGCGCTGTCCGAAAAGGAACACGCGCAAGGTTATCCCCGCAATACCTACATCGTATATAACAACGATGGTGAGAGAGTTTATCAGAGGTGGTGAATAATTATGCAAGAAGAACTGACTGTCCGTGTCGAGCACCCGGAACTGCCCGCGATCCGGTGGAATGAAGATGAGGTCCGGCAGAACCTGACCGAAATGCTGGCCGCCTACACCGGCCGGGTCTACACCCCGGAGACCATCAAGGACGCTAAGGCCGACCGCGCCTCCGTGAACAAGCTGGACAAGCAGCTCAGCGATGCCGCCCGCAGCGCAAAGACCTTTTATATGAAGCCTCTGGAGGAGTTTTTGCAGAGCACCAAGCAGATGCAGGCCCAGTGCAAGGCCGTCTCCGGGGCCATTGACCAGCAGGTGAAGGCGGTGGAAGAAGCCGAACGGCAGGACAAGCAGGATGCGCTGCGGGCCGTTTATACCGACTGCATCGGAGAACTGCGGGAGCTGATCCCCTTTGACCGCCTGCTTGTGCCCCAGTGGCTCAATAAAACCTATGACCTGGCAAAGGCCAGCCGGGAGCTGCGCAAGAGCGTGGAGACCCGGCGGGAAGAACTGCGGCTGATCCGGGAGACCTGCGGCGAGGATGCCGAAGCCTGCACCACGGAGTATCTGCGTGAGCTGAATCTGAACGCCGCCCTTGTGGAGCACAGCCGCCGCCAGAATGCCCGGGATGCACAGCGCCGCGCAGAGGCCGAACGGAAGGCCACAGAGCGCGCGCAGGCCGCCGCCCCGGTCATTATCCCACCGACCGATGAAGAACGCCAGATCGCCGCAGAAGCGGCTCAGACGGCGCAGGCCAATGCAGCCATCACGCCGGATGGAAGATTGGATTTTGGCATGCTTCAGCGCTTTGCAGCACCTGCACAGCCGGAACCCCCTGCCCGCAAGAGATATAGCTTCTGGGTGGAGTTCACCCCGGAAGACATCGCATGGTTCAAGCAGGGAGCCGCCGAGCGCGGGTTCCGTTATGGCTCTATCAAATAATTTTGGAGGTATTTACTTATGGCACTCACTCGACCCGGCGCGGCTGCGCCCACTTTGTCCGTTCCCAACGCCCAGACTGTGGCAAACCGTTCCTTGCAGAGCGCAAGCCGTGCAGGCAGCACGGCCCTGCAGGCTGCGTCCCCGTCCGTGCCGGTGGAGATCACCGGTGCCGACGGTCAGCACTTCACCGTGAGTTTTGGAGACGTGCGCAACTTTATCTGCCCCAAGGCTACCGACGCAGAATGCAAGATTTTTCTGGAGACCTGCAAGCAGTATCACTTAAACCCCTTCACCAAAGAAGCTTACCTGATCCACTACGACAACAAAAACGAGGACACCGCAAGCACCATCGTGCTGGGCAAGAACTGCTATATGCAGATGGCCGAACGTCACCCGTCATTTGACGGCTTTGAAGCGGGTGTCATCGTGCTGACAGCTGACGGTCAGTTACTGAACCGCGAGGGCTCCATTGTCTACGACGGGGGCGGCGGCGAGACCCTTCTCGGCGGCTGGGCCAAAGTCTACCGCAAGGACCGCACCCGCGCCAGCTACGAGGAAGTAAAGCTCAGCGAGTACGACACCGGGAAATCCCTTTGGAACGGCAAGAAGGCTACCATGATCCGCAAGGTGGCGCTGGTGCACGCCCTGCGCGAGGCCTTTCCGTCCACATTTGGCGCGCTTTACGATGAGAGCGAGGTTTCTGTCCATGTGGATGCCGAAGGCACCGCCCGCGAGGTGGACCCGGAAGACCTGCCCGTCCTGGACCCCTACGCAGGCACCAAGCGCCCCCGCAAGACGGCCGGAACCCTTCCCCCTGCGCCGGAGGAGCCTGCTGTTGAAGATGATCCGTTCCTGGGTGATGATGCATGATCGTCCAGACCAAGAACGGCATCATGCTGCACGGCGAGATCGCCAAAGACCCGGTGCTCCGGGATGCCGGGCAGAAGCGGGTGCTGAAGTTTGACCTGAAAGCCAGCCGCACACAGGATGAATCCGGCAAATGGCAGAGCTTCTTTGTGGGCGTGAACGTCTGGCACGGCATCGACCAGTGGGATGGAATGCTGCAAAAAGGCGATCAGGTCACGGTTTTTGCCCAGAAGCTGAAAGAGCGGGAGTATAACGGCAAGGCCTACTACGACGTGGACGCGGATGATGTTCAGCCCGGCGGGCTGGTAACGTTCCGCTGGCTGCAACAGATGATTGATCTGATGTCGCAACCGACCCCGCCGCCGGAGCCGGATGCGGTGCAGACCAGCCTGACCGGTGCACAGATGTACCCCGGTGAAGCTCTTGCGGATTACGCGCCGCGCAGCACTGCTGCACCCGAAGCGGTCCCCTCTACCGAGTATGATCCCATCAACGAAGATGCGGAGGACCTTCCGTTCTGATTTTGCAAGCTGCGCTATCTGGCTATACGGGCGTGTAAAGGAGGTGAAAGCGGTTGAAAGAGGAAGAACAGAAAAGCATAGTCATTTACAAATCATGGAAAAAGCCATTGCGTAAATTGTCTCTGGAGCAAAAAGGCAGGATTTTTGATGCGCTGCTTGATTTCCCTGATCCACCGAATTTTGAGGACGACCAGAAGCTCGAAATGGCGTGGGATTTTATGTCTGAGGCGGTGGAATCAAATTCTAAAAAATGGAACGAAAAACGAGAAAAGAGAGCTGCCGCAGGGCGTAAAGGCGCAGGAGTTACAAACGGCAAGCGTCAGCAAAACGCGGCAAATCCGGCAAATGCCGACTTTGACGAGCAAAAACAGCAAAACGCGGCAAATCCGGCTGTATCTGTAAATGGTAATGTAAATGGTAATGTAAATGGTAATGTAAATGGTAATGGTATATCACCTAACGGTGGTGTATATAATAGCGCCGCCCCCGCCGCCGTTGACGTAGAACTTTCTAAAATCGTCCAGCATTATCAGCAGGCCGTTGGGGACTTCCCGCGCTCTGCGCTGGACAAGCTGCAGAAGTGGAGGCAGGAGTACAGCACAGAGATGATCCTGCTGGCGATTGACAAAGCCACAGAATCCGGAAAGCGCTCGTGGAGCTACATAAACGGCATATTGTCCGGATGGAAACGGGACGGCCTGCGCACGCCGGGGGACGTGGCAGCCAACGAACAAAGTCGACAAGCCAGACCGCGAGGCAAGCAGCCAACCGAGACCGTAGACGACCAGCTTGCACGGGTGCTGGCGAAGATGGACAGAGAAAGAGGGTTTGAGACATGACGCGGGAAGACGTGGCAAAGCTGATCCGCATGAATTTTGTGTTGTACAAGCTGGGTTCCAAGCCGCTGACCGACGAGGAGATGCAGACCACCATTGATGTGTGGGCATACCAGTTTGGCGATTATGACGGCGATACTGTCAAGCGGGCTTTTCTGGCGGCGAACCGGGTATGCGTTTATCCGGTCACGGTGGCCGACATCTTCAAGCAGCTTTCCCAGTGTCTTGACCCGTCCGCTGAGTGGGAAGCTCTGGCTGTAGCGGCACGCAAGGCACAGACATTTTTGAGCTGGCGCAAGTTCCCGATGGTGACCGGGATTGACGAAAAGGGCGGGCTGCTGCGTAGTGACGGGCAGAAAGAGCTGAAAGCCCTTTATGACCAACTCCCCCCGGCGGCAAAATCCTATGCCGGGAGCGTTGGAGGGCTTGCAGAGCTGGCTGAAATGCCAGACCTTACATACCGCCGTGCCGAATTTTTGAAGCAGGCGCAGGCCAATATCACCACCGCCCCGCGTGAAGCTGCAAGGCTGCGGGCGAGCGAGCCAACAAGAAAGGAGATCGAAGGATGAAGGTTGTTGATACATGCTTTCACTGCCCCGACCGGCACCCGATCCGCCATGACAGCTGCCAAAAGTACGCCGAGTACAAGCGTAAGCTGAAAGCGCAGCGCATCTACACCAACGCGCACCACGAGGCGGAGCGGATCAGCCGCAACGATTTCGACAAAGAGGGATGGATGGGAGGAAGAAAACGGTGAAAGTGCTGATTGCCTGCGAGGAATCGCAGGAGGTGTGCAAAGCGTTTCGTGCCTGTGGGCATGAAGCCTACTCGTGCGACCTGATCGAGCCATCTGGAGGACACCCGGAATGGCACATTCTCGGTGACTGCTTAAAGGCCATCGAGGGGGGGCAGGTCGTGACCATGGACGGAACCGTGCATGACGTGCCCCGCTGGGACATGATTATCGCATTTGTCCCCTGCACAAAGACGAGCAACGCCGGAGCAAGACACCTGTACAAGGGAGGAAAGCTCAATCTTTCCCGGTATTATGAGGGATTGTGCGGCAAGGCGCTTTTTCTTGCCGTGTGGGCGGCAGATTGCGAAAAAGTGGTGATTGAGAATCCTACCCCCAGCAAGATTTTTGATTACCCAAAGCCTACGCAGGCAATACAGCCCTATGAATATGGGCATCCCTACAGCAAGAAAACGCTACTGTGGGAGCGCGGCGTGCCGCCGTTGCATCCGACAAACATTGTAGAGCCTACCGCCACATGGTGCCCGTCTGGCTCCTATTCGCACAAGCATGGTGAGCAGCACAAGGGCATGTTTACCACTGACCGCGCAAAGAATCGGGCAAAGACTTTTCCGGGCGTTGCAAAGGCTATGGCAGAACAATGGGGGTGAGCAAATGAGGTACAAGCCCGGCGCTTACATCGTCTCTCTCGACCACCTGATGGGGCAGGAACTTGTTTATTATGGCGGGAAACTGCTCCACAAGGGATGGTTTGGCAACTGGCAGCTGTGGTATGCGAAAACTGAGCTTGCCAGACTGCGCATTCGGGAAGCTGTGAGAACGGAGGAAGAACATGAAACCGAAAACGAAATCCGAGCTGATGGCCGAATGGGCCAGCCAGCCCGGGCAGCTCAAGAAAGAGCGGGAGGTCAAGGCCGTCCGTAAGGCGATGGACGATGCCCGCGCCGTGATGCAGGACGGTCTGACACGGTACGTCAAGAAAAAGACCAAATCCCGCAGCATGGCAAAAGCTGAAGCTGACCCATTTGCTGAGCTGGAAGGCTGGGATAGCATGGAGCAGATCCAGGACGCTTACGGATATGGCGAGATCACCGCCGACAGGCGGGGCAAGCTCACCGACCGTGGGGAGCCCGGGAAGCTGCCAAAAACAGCCGCAAGGGAGCGGACAAGTACCACGACCTTGTGACGGAGATGCTGGAAACGGCCATCCGCCGGGTGGGCAATGAGTACGCAGATATGCTGTTTGAGTATGACCAGCAGCGCAGGGAAGCTGAAAAGCAGTGCGAGCAGCTGGCAATGGAAGGGATGATGAAAAAATGAAGGCTATTTTGCTGAGCATTCGGCCTGAGTGGTGCGACCTCATTGTGCGGGGCAAGAAAACCATTGAGGTACGCAAGACCCGCCCGAAGCTGGAAACACCGTTCAAGGCGTACATCTACTGCACAAAAGCTCCGCAGCAACTCATCACCATTTTCAAGGATGGCGAAGAAACGATGGACGGCGAAATCCATCATGGAAAGCCTGTGTTCGTAAAGTTCAATAAGCTGCTGCCGGACAGCATACGCGGTAATACCCAGATGGTTATTGGAGAGTTCATCTGTGATGACATCCGGCGCATCAGCCCTGAGTACTGCATCTTCAAAGAAGATATTGAAACAGCAATTGCTGGAAGTTGCCTCAGTATCAAGCAAGTGAGGGAATACGCCGGCTGGGGTATCGGTATGAAATATACCGACATGAAAGACCTGTACAGCTGGCACATTTCCGACCTGAAAATTTATGACCGCCCACGACCGTTAAGTGATTTCAAAAGACTGCGGGCAACAAAATTTGGCTATGAGCCTGTAGATATTGAGCGACCACCGCAAAGCTGGTGTTATGTCGAGGAAGCTCACGAATGGAGGAATGATTGCACGGAATGATGAAAACAATACACCTGACCCTCTACGGCGAACCCCGCACCAAGAAAAATTCCGCACGCATTCTCCGCACACGCTCCGGGACCCCATTCGTGGCCCCCAGCAAGGTTTATGTGGATTATGAGACGGACTTCCTGCGGCAAATCAAAAGGCCGAACAGCCCCATCTCTGCCCGCGTGAACGTGAGGTGCGTGTACTACATGAAGACCGCCCGCCGGGTCGATCTGGCAAACCTCATTGAGGCTACAACGGACATTCTGGTTAAAGCCCGCGTGCTGGAGGACGACAACAGCAAGATTGTTGCCGCCCACGATGGCAGCCGGGTGGACTACGACAAGCAGAACCCACGGGCTGAAATTTGGATTGAAGAAATGGATGGATGATATGGACTTTCCAAACAAAAAATACTCCGTCATATATGCAGACCCACCGTGGAGCTATCGCCAGCACGGAACAGGACCAAAAAGTCGGGGAAATGCAGCGCAGCATTACCACACTATGACAACGGATGAGCTCTGTGCGTTACCTGTCAACCAACTTGCGGGAGGGGGAGCTGTGTGCGTCATGTGGGCCACATTCCCGCAAATTGCCGACGCTCTGCGAGTTATGGGGGCGTGGGGATTTGAGTACAAGACCTGCGCTTTTGTTTGGATCAAGAAAAACCGCAAGAGCAACACGAATTTTTGGGGAATGGGGGCGTACACAAGGGCAAACGCAGAAATTTGCCTGCTGGGAGTAACGCCCGGATTCAAGCCGATGGAACAGATAAAGAGCCATGCGGTACATCAAGTTATAGAATCCCCGGTAGAGGAACACAGCAAAAAGCCGGAAGAAACAAGACGGCGGATTATTGAGCTGCTGGGCGATGTGCCGAGAATAGAACTTTTTGCCCGTCAACGTGTGCCTGGTTGGGATGCGTGGGGAGACGAAATCGAAGAAATGGAGGAGTAAAATGAATATTTGGCTTGCTGCATTATATTCGCTTTGCATACTTGGCACGGGCGCGATTATTTTTGCGTTGGGTGCACGCTTTATTATATGGGCGGTTGAAAGCGAACACATGGTAGCTTCTTGGCTGGTTACGATCATCGTGTGCTGGATCTTGCTCGCAATATGTATTTACGTCGAAGGAGGCACTGTATGAGCCACACATGGATACCTGACACCGACGCCCAGAAGCCGGACAAAACCGATTTCCGCACCGTTAAGGCGTGGCTGAACCGCTACCGCGAAGCAGAGAAAAGATACTACTTGCTGTCTGACCGTCTGGCCGAAGCACAGGAAGCCACCCGGCACATCACCCAGAGCCTCAGCGCGGCCCCCGGCGGAAGCAAAGATGGCCAGAGCCTTGCCCGGGCGGTGGAACGCGAGGAGGAAGCGGAGCGCCGCGCTTATGAGCAAAGAGCGGTCTGCGACAGGCTGTTTCTCGAGATCAGAAACGCGCTTTCCAAGATCCAGAACGAGAAAGCATACACGGTGCTGTACAAGTACTATCTCGATTGCCTCACCTGGGACAGGATCGCAAAAGACATGAATTACTCTCTGCGCATGGTCTATGTCTTGCGGCGCAAAGCAATGGAGGAGCTGAGCCTTTAAAAACATTGCACTGTCATTACATTGCGGTTTCACTATCGCATGGTGTAAAATTGTATCATCGGAAAAGCCAAAAGGCAAACCGATGCACGCAGCCTCCGAAACGTGTCCCTTCTTGGCATTTTCCTCCTTTTCTGCTTGCAGGTACTGGGCTTTGCTCTTTCTTCACGTTTCGCGGGCTGCTTCTATGCGATACACTGACACAAAGGCAGCCTGCCGCTCATGAGAGACAGGAGGCGGTTCGATTCCGCCGTATCGCACCGTATGGCGCATGGACTAGACAACCCGCAAGGCCGCACGTGCAACCTCCCGTGCCAAGAAAAGGCCTTAGAATCCTTGCCAAGGTGTAGCTTTCCTGACAGGATGTGCGCCAACCAACAGCCCCGGCGGCGAACCGGAGCTGTTTTTATATGGCCGCCTGAGCGCAGTTTGGAACGCGGCGCGTGTGTGTAGACACGGCTGGTTCGATTCCAAGGGCGGCTTTTATATTCCCGTAGCTCAAGTGATGGAGCAGCGGTCTCCAAAACCGCAGGCTGCAGGTTTAAGTCCTGCCGGGAATGCCATCTGCGTGCCCTGTGAGGGGTCCGCGCAGCACGCGGGGCATCTGACCGCGTAAGTTTCAGATGCAGCAGCACCCACCGTTTGACGCCTGTCCAACGAACTGAATGCACGGGTGCTGCTTATATGCCGTCATAGCTCAATCGGTAGAGCGCCGCCCATTTAAGGCGGGACAACGTTGGTGACACCACGGGAACATCACTGCACAGCCAACCACTGCGCACATACATTCCGTGGGTGCTGGTTCAAATCCAGCTGGCGGCTAGCGTGATTTTAGAGTGTCCACTGTGGACACTTTTGGAGAGGAGGCATACAAATGTTTGAGCGCTTGAAAGAACTGATTTGCGACATGGCAAAGTTTTTGACGCGTCTCGGCGCTGGCCTTATCCTCTCGGCCTTACCGATCAGCAACAAAGAAAGCCACTTTGTGCGCTATGCGCGGCGTTTCGGTTTCCGTGCAGACCACACAAAACGCGAGCCTCGGGCAGAGATCGGAGGCCGTGGCTGTATCCAAGGAGCACGGCCTGCTATCCGTGCGGATTAATCGCTGATGATACAATACGATCAAAAACCGGCTTTTTGCATGATGAGCTCCATGCAGCAAAGCTGGTTTTTCTTATGCCGCTTTAGCTCAGTCGGCCAGAGCATCCGGCTCATAACCGGACGTGTGCAGGTTCGAGCCCTGCAAGCGGCATATTCGATATTTTGACCGTTCGGATTTTCCGGGCGGTTTTTATTTTGCATGAGTTTAGAGAGGTGGTGGCGGTGGCCTACAGCAAAAACAAAAGGATAGGCAGACCGCCCGTCTTTGAGAGCAAAGAAGAACTTGAGAAAAAAATCGAAGAGTTCTTCAAAAGCTGCGAAGGGAGCGTCCTAGAAGACGAAACCGGAAAGCCTGTTTTGGACAAATACGGAAACGTGATAAAAATCGACGAACGTCCAGAAACGGTCACCGGTCTAGCTTTGGCGTTGGGGTTTAAGTCTCGGCAATCTTTGATTGACTATCAAGGAAAGGCTGAGTTTTCTGACACGATAACGCGCGCGAAGCTTCGATGCGAGAGATACGCCGAAGAACGGCTCTATGATCGCGACGGAAACGGCGGGGCAAGATTCAGCTTGCAAGTTAATTTTGGTTGGAGCGATAAGCCAAAAGAAGCGGAGCAGGAAGAGCGTCACGATGATGGTTTGATAAAGGCATTGAACGCCGCAGCAGACCTCAGCCCGCCGGATGACGTGGAGATGCTGCCAAAGGAAGAGGCCAACGATGCGGAAAAGTAACGGTTTTCGCTGGAAAGCCCTCAGCCAGCGGCAAAAGCAGGTCCTGAGCTGGTGGACACCGCAGAGCGCATATAGCGGATACAACGGCATCATTGCCGATGGCGCTATTCGCTCGGGCAAGACCTTTGCCATGAGCTTTTCGTTCGTACAGTGGGCAATGACCTGCTACAGCGGCCAGCAGTTCGCCATGTGCGGCAAGACCATCGCCAGCTTCCGGCGCAACGTGCTTGGCACGCTCAAGCAGCAGCTTGCGGCCCGTGGTTACAACGTCAAGGAGCATCGGGCAGAAAACTGCATGACCGTCAGCAAAGGCGGCAGAACCAACGAGTTTTACTTCTTCGGCGGCAAGGACGAGAGCAGCCAAGACCTGATACAGGGCATCACTCTGGCCGGAGCATTTTTTGACGAGGTGGCCCTGATGCCACAAAGCTTTGTCAATCAGGCCACGGCCCGCTGCTCCGTCACCGGGTCAAAGTTCTGGTTCAACTGCAACCCGGGCAGCCCACAGCACTGGTTTTATCTGGAGTGGGTGCGGAAATGCCGTTCCCGCAAGATGATGTACCTCCACTTTACGATGGACGACAACTTGTCGCTTTCCGAGGACATCAAGGCCAGATACCGCAGCCAGTACAGCGGCGTTTTCTATCAGCGCTACATTCTTGGCCTGTGGACAGTGGCAGAGGGCCTTGTGTATGACATGTTCGACCGCAAGAAGCACGTCGTTGATGTGCTTCCGGCGCTGTCTCCAAAGAGCGCTTATGTGGCGTGCGACTTTGGCACCCAGAACGCAACGGTGTTCCTGCTGCTCCAAAAAAAGGCCGATGCAGACTGCTGGATCGTCACCCGGGAGTATTACTACAGCGGGCGAGAGCAGAAGCGGCAAAAGACCGTGGGCGAGTACGTCACAGACCTGAAATCGTGGCTGAACGGCCTGAAGCCGGAAAGGGTCATAGTAGACCCCTCGGCCCTGCCCCTGATTACGGAACTGCGCAAGAATGGCTTTACACAGACCCCCGCAAACAACGACGTTCTGAGCGGTATTCTGGACGTACAGACCATGCTGCAGACCGGGCGGCTGAAGATCTACAAGGGCTGCAAGCACACGCTGGAAGAGTTCGGCGTATACGCTTGGGACCCGGATAAAGACGACGCCGTGCTGAAGGTCAACGACCACTGTATGGACGCTATCCGATATTTTGTGCGCACGAAGCGCCTTGTGAAACTGAGGAATTGATTTTGAGCACTGTATACACTTTCCAGACCTTCCAGCAGGCGCAAGCCGCCGGGGAACAGCCTGATTTTGTCCGGCGGTTCGTGCAGCAGCACTGTGCTTCCGGCCCTTATAGGATGGCGCTGGACGCCGACCTGTACGACGCCCAGAAAAACCCTGGCGCTGAACGCTTTTCCCAAGCCTACGCTTTGATGCTAAAGCGCCTTTCCAAGAACACAAGGCAGGATGTACCCCGGCCCGATATGGTCAAGAGCAATCTGTTCCGGCGGCTGAACAAGCAGCGTGCTACCTACTCCCTTGGCAACGGTGTTACCTTTGCGGATAAGGACGTGGACAAAGAAAAACTGGGGGCTGAATTTGACGAGCAGATCCAGAAGGCCGGATATTTTGCCCTGATCCACGGTGAGAGCTTTGGCTTCTGGAACAACGACCATCTGGTGGTGTTCAAGCTGACCGAGTTTGCGCCCCTGTACGATGAGACCTCCGGCTCCATGCGGGCCGGGGTGCGGTTCTGGCGGCTGAATCCTGACACGGATATGCACTATGTCCTGTACGAAGAGGACGGTTACACCGAGTACACGGAAAGCAGGATCGGCAGCACCATGCAGGAGACGACCTCGAAGCGGGCATACAAGAGCGTGGCTGTTACCACCCCAGGCGGCGGGCTGGAAAGCGTGGAGGGGGAAAACTACAGCAGCCTGCCCGTAGTTCCGCTGTGGGGCTCCGACCTGCACCAGAGCACCCTTGTGGGGCTGAAAGCCTACATCGACAACACCGATCTGGTGACGTCCGGCTTCTGCAGCGACCTGCATGATTGCACAGAGATTTATTGGCTGTGCGAAAACTTCAACGGCATGACCGATGACGAACTGCAGGAGTTCCTAGTCAAGCTGAATCTGTACCACATTGCAGGCGCAGACACCAGCGAGGGCGGCAAGATCACCCCATACACCACCGAGATTCCTGTGACGGCTCGGCAAACCCTGTTGGAGCTGCTCCACGCCCGGGTCTATGAGGACTTCGGCGGCCTGGACGTGCATTGCGTCAGCGCAAACAGCACCAACGACCATTTGGATGCGGCCTATGAGCCCATGAACCAGAACGCAGACGACTTCGAGGCACAGATCAAGCCTTTTGTTCGCCAAATCTGTGCGCTGGCTGGCTTTGGCAGCGCAACGCCGACGTTCAACCGGAACCGGATTGTGAACACCGCAGAGCAGGTCAGCACAGTAATCTCCGAGGCGGCGATCATTGGGCGGGACATGGCCATTGACCTGCTGCCCAACCTGACCCCGGAGCAGAAAGAAAAGGCCAGGGCGTCCCTGATGGCTGAGAGTGCAACGAGAGAGACCACGGACGAGGAGGACGAAGATGAAACAGATGAAGCGTGATATTTGCGCCGCAGTTTTTGGCTTTTTCTTCGGCTGTGGAGTAAGCTCGTTTATCATTAACGTTGCAAAGCTTGTGATGCGCTTATGACTGACCGTGACCGCATCTCTATCCGCCAGCTGAACCGCCTGCGCCGACGCATTTTGCGGGTGTACGGCACTGCCCGCCGGGAAATGACCGAGCAGCTGACAGAGTTTCTGGCAAAGTACAAAGCGCTGGACGAGCGCAAGCGGGCGCAGCTGGATGCAGGCGAGATCACCGAAGAGGATTACCGCATCTGGCTGCAAAATCAGGTCTTTCAGTCCGATTTGATGCGGGCAAAGCTGGACGGCATCACCCAGACCTGCACCACGGCCCAGCAGACGGCCTACAAGCTGGCCCGGGACGAGCAATACAACATCTTTTCCTTTGGCGCAAACTGGGCCTTCTACGAGCTGGAACAGGCCGCAGGCGTGACGTTTGGGCTGACCCTGTACAACACCGAAGCGGTGCGGCTGCTTTTGCAGGAGCGCCCCCGGCTTGTGCCCAACAAGCGTATCAAAAGCGAGAGCAACCGCACCTATGACGCCCGGGTGTTCAACCGCTACGTCATGCAGGGCATCGTGCAGGGCAAGAGCGTCCACGACATCGCCGTGCAGGCCGTAAACGGCATGACAGACACGGAGATTCACTGGGCCATGAATAACGCCATCACGGCGCTCACAGGCGCTCAGAACGCCGGGGCATTGCAGCAGATGCGCAACGCCCAGGCTTTGGGCATCGAGGTCAAAAAGCGGTGGAACTCCACCCACGACTACCGCACCCGTGAAATGCACCGCCTGCTTGACCAGCAGACGGCAGAGCTTGACGAGCCGTTCAAGGTCATGGGTTACGAGATTCAGCGGCCCGGAGACCCCAACGCGGCCCCGGAGATGGTTTACCACTGCCGCTGTGTGCTGTCCTCTGCGCTGGGTAAGTACCCCCGGCAGAACGCCATGCAGCGGGACAATGTGACCAAAGAGACCACGCCCGTCATGGACTACACCGAGTGGTATAAATCCAAGGGCGGCAAAGAGAAAGAACAGATGTGGTGGGCGGAAGAGAGAAAACGGAGAAAGGAGAACGGAAAATAATGGAAGCAAAAGAAGCAATGGAAAACTGGAACAGCGGAATTTCCGAGCTGTTTTCTATCATATGTAAAAAAGAAGAACCCACAGCGTTGGTTTGCGATGTGGAGCCGTTAATACGAAGATGGAAAGAAAAGGTAGAAAAAGCAAAAAGTACGGCTCTTAAAGATTATGACGTACTGGATTCTTACGAAACGGCGCTTGAAGAACTGGAAAAGTTTGCGGAAGAAAACAAGCTGTAAGCTCAAGAAAAAGTAAGGATTGGAGGGATGAACCATGAACTTCAACTACGACATCAAATTCACCGACAACACCCCACAGCTGCATGAGGCGCTGGATTCATGGGCGGAGCGGGTGCTGACCCTCTGGGGCATGAAGGTGCAGGACTACGCCCAGCTGCTTGTGCCTACTGGCACGGAGGAAAGCACAGGCATACAGGGCTATGTGGGCGGTGCGCTCAAGCAGAGCCTGACCTACGCCCTCGACCTCGCAAAAAAGACCGTGACCATCGGCAGCAATCTGTTTTACAGCGTGTATGTGGAGCTGGGCACGGGCGTCTTTGCCGAGAAGGGCAACGGACGAAAAACGCCGTGGGTCTGGAAGGACTTTAACGGCAAGTGGCACTTTACCCGGGGCATGAAAGCCCGCCCGTTCCTGCGCCCGGCGGTGGAAGATCACATTGACGAGCTGCGGCAGATCGCCGTGGAAGAAGCAGAGAAGGGAGAATGACTATGAGAAAGATTTTTGCAGCAATCACGCTTTTGGCTGTGTTGCTTCTGTGCGGATGCTCTGAGGCTGACAAGGCGAACGCCAACATCTCAAAGCAGGCAGACTATTTCGAGAGCGAGCGCAAGATCACCGTCTACAACGCCCGCACGGATAAGGTCATCATGGAAGCCGAGGGCTATATGTCCATTTCCAACAACTCGGACAACGAGTTGGTCTGCACTGTGAAAATCGGCCCGGACACCTACCGCAAAAATTACATCTACCTCAACAGCTACACCATGTATGTGGTGGAGGACATTACCGGCACCCATACCGACCCGTACCACTATAAACTCTATTTCCACACTGACGTTTTGCCGAGCGTGGAAGTCAAACCGTAAAACCTAATATCTCAGCGGTTGGCGCAATGCGTCAGCCGCTTTTTTATGCCGTTTTCGCTCAATGGTAGAGCTGCTGATTTGTAACCAGCGGACGCGGGTTCGATTCCTGCAATCGGCACCACACCGGCAGCACGTCCGGCAAATAAACCTTATTGCCAAGCATGGCAGCCCGAGCAAGGGCGGAAAGGACTATCACATGGCACTCGAACGAAAGACTCTCCGGGCGATTCTGGAAGATGAAACGACCGACACCAGCGGCAAGCTCAAGAAAATTCTGGACGTGCTGCATGAGGAAACGGACACCTTGCAGAACCAGCTCGATGAGAAGAACGCAGCCCTCGCCAAAGCCGAAAAGGACCGCGATGCAGCCAACGGCGGCAAGGAAGCCGCCGAAAAGGCGCTGACCGACTACAAGGCCCAGCAGACCCAGAAGGACACCCACGCAGCCAAGGAAGCCAAGTTTCGGGAACTTCTGAAGACCGCCGGGGTGCTGGACAAGTATGCCGATCGGGTCGTGCGGCTGTCCGGCGAAGACATTGACAAGCTGGAGCTGGACGAAAAGGGCAACGTCAAGGACGCCAAGAAGCACACCGACAGCCTGAAAGCTGATTGGGGCGACTTTGTGGCCACGACCACGACCACCGGCGCAAGGGTGGACACCCCGCCCACCAATACCGGCTCCAAAATGACCAAAGACCAAATTTTTGCAATCAAGGACGCTGGCGAACGCCAGGCGGCCATCGCAGCAAATGCCGACCTGTTCACAGGCGGCGGAAAGGACTAATACATGGCAGCAAAAGAAAATATCACCATGACCACCGATATCACCGTAGCCGCGCGTGAAATCGACTTTGTGACCCGTTTCCAGCGCAACTGGGACCATCTGCGCACCATTCTGGGCATCATGCGCCCCATCCGGATGCAGCCTGGCACCGTGCTCAAGAGCAAGTATGCACAGGGCACCCTGCAGAGCGGCACCGTGGGCGAGGGCGAAGAGATCCCGTTCAGCAAGTACACCGTCAAGGAGAAGGAGTACGGCAAGATCACCATCGACAAGTACGGCAAGTCTGTCACCCTTGAGGCGATCCAGAATTACGGCTACGATGTCGCCGTGCAGAAGACCGATGATGAGTTCCTGTACGACCTGACCGCTCTGGTAACGGATAAGTTCTACAAGTTCCTGAACACCGGCACCCTGAAGGGCACTCCCAAGACCTTCCAGATGGCGCTGGCACATGCCAAGGGCGCGGTCGAGAACAAGTTCAAGACCATGCATCGCACCGTGACCGGCGTTGTTGGCTTTGTCAACGTGATGGACGTGTACGACTATCTGGGCAATGCCAATATCACCGTGCAGAACCAGTTCGGCTTCCAGTACATCAAGGACTTCATGGGCTACAACACCATCTTCCTGCTGTCCGACAGTGAGATCGCGAAGGGAAAGGTTATTGCCACCCCGGTAGACAACATCGTCATGTACTATGTGGATCCTGCGGATAGCGAGTTTGCCCGCGCAGGTCTGGTCTACCGGACCGCAGGCGAGGCAAGCAACCTCATCGGCTTCCACACTCAGGCAAACTACAGCACCGCAACCTCCGAGAGCTACGCCATTATGGGCGTGACCCTGTTTGCTGAGTATCTGGATGGTATCGCTGTCGAGACCATTACCCCGGGTGAATCGGTCTAACCTGCAAGGGGGTGACTTTGCATGACCGTCCCTGAGCTGTGCGCCTACACGCACAATTTCTTTGACCGGGCAGACGACCCCATTGCAGGCGAGTTTGCCTTTGAGCCGGACACCGTGCCCGCCGGGGTGGTGCCGGGGCAGTATTTCCTTGTGTGCGGCTCCATCTTCAATGATGGCGTGCACATGGCCGGAGACGGAGACCTCACCGCCGAGACGTTCAACGGGACGGTGCAGCCTATGCGCGTGCCGCCTGATTTTGTGGCGCTGGCTGAAAAAATCGACGCATACGATAAGGCGCTCCCGGCCGGTGGCGTGTATGTGTCCCAGTCCTTTGCCGGGTGGTCCGGCACGATGGCTACAGGCACGGACGGGCTGCCTGCAGACGGCAAGACCCGCTATAAATCCGAGATCAATCAGTGGAGGAAGATGTGACATGGTCAATCCGTTCACTGCATCCACCGTGATGCAGAGCTTTACCCAAAAATACTGTTTTCAGACCCGCAGCTATGAGCCGGACGGCGTGGGCGGCTTTGTGTCCGGCTGGAAGGACGGCCCAGAGTTTGAGGCCGTGGAGCGCCACGACACCACCGTGGAAGCTCAGGTGGCAGAGCAGGCCGACACGGCATCCACCTATACCCTGCTGGTCAACACCGGTGTGCCGCTGGCTTTCCCGGACTACATCAAGCGGGTAAGTGATGGGCAGACCTTCCAGATCACCAGCACGGCAGATGAGGGCAAAGCCCCGCCGGAATCCGGCATGGGACTGCGGGCCGTCAAGTGCAAAAAGGCGGTGCTGCCGTGATGGGCCCGTCTGAGAGCATCAACCGGGCGCTGAACACGTTTTTCAACGACTTTGGCATCCCGGGCTATCTGGAAGATAACATTCCTCCTGCCGCTTCACTGCCCTATCTGACCTATAAGCCCACCATCCCCGGCGGGTGGAACGCGACGGCATCTTTCCACGCCCGGCTGTGGTACCCAAGCAAGGGCGGCAGAGCCCCCATTCTGCAAACCGAAGATACGATCAGCGCAGCCATCCCAAGAGGTGGCTTAAAAATCGAGTGCGAGGGCGGCGCTATTCTTTTGGACAAAGACGATAAAGATTGGGCGCAGCCACTTAACAACACGCCTGAAGGGTATCTGTGCGAATACCTTATTTTTGAACTTACACGGCTTATACCGTGAGCAAAGGAGCAATATGGCTGAAACTTTAGCAAAGAAGTTTAACGTCAACGTTTTGACAGCGAACGCCTTCAAGAGCATCCCCAAGGGCTCGGGCAACATTTTGTCCGATTTCTCGCTTGAGGCCCCGAAAATCGATGAAACAAACGTTATCCACGCCACACAGGGCGGCGTAACTATCACCTATCAGAACTCCACCGAGGATACTCTTTCCGGAATCGACAACGCCCCCACCAATACAAAGCAGGGCGTGGAAGTCACCGGAACCACCGCAACCATCTCTTACACGACTCCCAACGCAGACCCTAAGAGCATCCAGCTCGCCATTGGCACTGCGGACATTGACCCGGAAGACCCCACCCACGTGGTTGCACGCCTGAAAACCGCTTTGACGGATTTCAAGCCCATTTGGTGGGTCGGCCCCATGATCGGCGGCGGCTTTATCGCGGTCAAGCTCTATAATGCCATGTCCACCGGCGGCCTGAGCCTGAAGTCTGAGCACCGCGGCGGCGGCTCGATGCAGATTACGCTGACCGCTTTTGCAGACCTCGAGAACCCCGAACAGGCCCCGATGGAGTTCTACTCTATCACAAAGGCCGCGTCCTGATGTAAGGAGGAAAGACATGAAGGAAATCATTGATCTGGAAGGCAAGGAGTACCTTGCAAAAACTTATAAGCTGGCAAAGGCATACAAGCAGTGCATCGTTGACACGGGCGCAGTGGCGGCGGCAACTCGGCCTGCGCCGCTGACTGGCAACGAAACCCCGGAGGAGAAGGCCAAGAAGATCGCAGAACAGGGTGCGAAAAATGCGGAAGAAATGATGCGAATGATCTACGAAGAGCACGCAGACATGACCGAAAAGGTCTTGCCGCTCTTTGTGGCGCTGGATAAGGGCGAAGAGCTTCCGCCCACCAGAAAGCTGGCCGCAGCAATGTCCCGCGCGCTGTCTGATGACGATTTCATGGCTTTTTTGAGATCCTTGATGTGATCGGCGTGGAAGGATATAAACGGATGGTCTCGACCATTCGTCTAGATTTGCTGGAACTTTTCGGCAAGTCCTATATCCTCGACCACATCAAAAAAGAAATCAGAAACCACGATGAAATTCAATTCTACCGCGATTGCGTAGCAGATGCCGTTGGCGGTCTTGCGGGAGCTAACGCTCTTTATTCTTACGTTGCTTCGTATACATTTCCGCTTTATGTAAAGCAGATCGACAAGCGGTCTGCGGCGGAGATCACGGAAGAAAACAGCAAGGCTCTTAAAGAGCTGTGCGGAGGGGGTGATGGAACCTGAAACTTTTTGAATTGAGCGCCACCCTCGGGCTGGACGACAGCGCCTACCGACAGGGCGTGGAAGAGGCAAAGTCTCAGACTAAGTCCGCTGTCTCCACCATGATGAAGGATTATAACCGGCTGTACAGTGAGGTCATTCACCTTACGGCAGCCTATCAGAAATCACGGAAAGAGACCGGGGAAACCTCCGAAAAAACTAAGGAATTTGCCCAGAAGCTGAAAGAAGCTCAGGCCCAACTCAATACCACGGCACAGGGACTAAAAACTGCGGAAGGGTACATGAACAGCTTTGGGGACGCCACATCGGGGTCCGGCAAATCTCTGGCCAACGCCATTACACAGGGCACGGTCATGGCGAACGTTTTCTCGAAGCTCGGCTCCGCTGCACTCAGTGCCGCAGAGGGGTTCATCTCTTCCGGCATTGAGTATAACGCCCAGATCGAGAAATACACCACCGGCTTTACCAATATGCTGGGCAGCGCGGAAGCTGCACAACAAGCCATGGCAAAGATTCAGGAGGACGCCGCCCGCACCCCGTTCAACGTCGAAGCTCTGACGCAGGCAAACCAGCTGCTTATCAGCGCGGGTGAAAACGCCGGGTATTCCGAAAAGGTCATTCTGGCACTTGGCAACGCAGTCAATGCGGCAGGCGGCGGCAATGCGGAACTGTCCCGCATGGCGCAGAACCTGCAGCAGATCGCCAACGTTGGCAAGGCTGCAAGCATTGACATCAAGCAGTTTGCTTATGCAGGCATCAACATCTATCAGGTTTTGGCCGACTATACCGGTAAATCGGTGCAGGAAGTCCAGAACATGACCATCAGTTATGACTTGCTGTCTCAGGCTCTTATCGCAGCCAGCGAAGAGGGCGGGCGCTACTACGGTGCTATGGAGACACAGAGCCAGACCATGAATGGGCGCATGTCTACCCTGCAGGACAATGTGAAGCAGCTGGCGGGATTGCTGACCGGCGATTTATCCAGCGGCGTCGGCGTTGTAATCGGCAATCTGAACGACATGCTCGTCGCAGCACAGGAAGCCTACAAAACCGACGGGTGGCTTGGCCTGGCTGGGGCGATTACTGGTCTGAGCGGCCCGATCACAAGCATCAAGAACAAATTTGTTGAGCTTGGCAATGCTGCGGTGACTGCTTTAGACAAGGCTAGCTATTGGCTGAACAAGGCGCTTGGAAAAGACGCTTATGCAGACTACACAAGCTATGACGATTACCGGACAGATACCCAAAAGCAGAATAACCGAAACCGCCTTCGGCAAAACGCCCTGAACGGCACAAGCGTCAGTAATAAGAGCTGGTCTGAACGTCAGGCAGAGCTTGCTGCAGCAATCGGTGACGGTGGAAGCAGCATCACCACAAGCCCGTCCGGCACGACCAAGAAAAAATCCGGCACAAAATCCACCACCGAAACGGTGATTGCGTCCATCTCCAGCACGGCCACCACTACCGCACAGAACGAGCTGGGCACTGTGACCACTAGCATCCAGACTCTTACCGAGAAGGTCAAGGACAGCTCCGGCAAAATCAAAGACCGCATCACCGAGACCACCACCACGACCGGAAAGGAGATGGTGAACGGTGTTGCCACGACCTTTAAGCAGGTCGAGACCAAAGTCGACGGCACGGTCACAAAAGTCACAAAGACCTATGACGACATGTCAAAAACGCTGTTGGGCACCTTTACCAACGTCTCGGAAACCACCTTTGACGGCATCACCACAAAGGTGCAGCAGGCGGTGGAAAAGTACGCGGACGGCAGCGAACATATCAAGAAGACCGTGACAGAGACCGGTCAGCGCATCGGCGAGAACGGCGCGGAGACCTATGAGAAGATCATCACCTACATCGACGGAATCGAAGATAAGGTGAACGAGACCTCTACTCTTATCGACAAGAGCGTAAAAGGCACCCAGAGCCGCATTGACCAGCAGCTGAGTGAGGCTTCCGGCCAGTTGGATAAAGGCATTTTCGGGCTGGTAAAGAACACCTTCAAAGACGCCAAAAACGGCGACTGGGCAAGTCTTGGGCTGGATTTTGTCAATCTAATCTGGGGCGAAGTGTCGCAGGGACAGCGTGACGTGATCTCTAAGTGGCTTGCGGACGCGCTGACCGCGGTCAATGAGGGCTACTTCAGCGGTGGCATCGGCAAGGCGCTGGGGTCTATCCAGAGCATTTTCACAAACGGCATTACTGCCGGAGTGGATGGCGCCACTACGTCTGTAAAGGCGTTCTCTGAGATCGTGCAGGGCCTTGCGAGCTCTGGCGGCGTTGGCGGCGCACTTGGAAGCATTGTGCAGGGTTTTTCTGGTATGGCTGGCGGCATCACGTCCGCGCTTGGCACTGTGGTTTCGTTCATCTCTGCAAACCCAGTCCTTGGCGTCATTCTCGGCGTTGGCGCTGTGGGTGCTGTAGCTGGCGGTATCGGGCTTGCGCTGTGGGCCAAAAACAAAAAGAGCAAAGACCCGGTCAATAATTACAAGAGCCCGTTTGACGATGTGGGCGTTTACGACAGCTTGAGCGAGTTTTCTACGCGGTCTGCGATACAGTACCGCGTCACCGGCCAGCAGTCCATTGTTGACCGGCAGACCAGCATTCTTGAACGCATCGAGGGGATGCTGGACGAGCATCTGCCTGACATCGGCAAGGGTCAGGTGGTCATGGATTCCGGTGAGCTTGTCGGCGTTTTGTCTCCGCGTATGGCAAATAATGTGGATCTGCACATCGGCGTTGCAGTGACCCGGAAAGCGAGGGGCGTATAATGGCAAAATTGCAAGGCGCAAAAATCGGCGATTATCATACCCTCACGGACTGGGGTCTGTACCTCAAAGTGGGCAGCCCGAAGATCAGCAGCGCGGAGGTGGACGAGTACCTGGTACAGGTGCCAGGCTCTGATACGCTGCTCAACCTGACCAGTTCTTTGGACGGCAGGCCACACTACAAAAAGCGCACCATTACCATGGAGCTGCTGTGCAGGGCGCCCAAAAAAACCTGGCCGACCCTTTACAGCCGGATCGCAAACGCCATCCATGGCAAATGGCTTCAATGTAAGTTCGACAATGACCCATCTTTCTACTGGGAGGGCTTGTGGAGCGTGTCCATGACGCGCGACCGGCTTTCCAGTGCGTTCACCATCACAGGCACCTGCAGCCCCTTCAAGCGCAGTGTATACGACGGCTCTGATGACTGGCTGTGGGATGACCTTGTATTTGATACGGCGATTATCCGCAATTATACGAATATCCAGCTCAAAGCCAACAAGGACATCACCGTAACCGTCACCGGTGCACCAAGAGCGGCTGGCATCTACTTCAAGCGCAGCGAGGACGCTGCGGACATTGCGGTGTCTCTCAATGGCCTTGAGGTTGGCATCCTTGCAAAGTCTACAGAGTGGCAGTACATTGAGGGCTTGCATATGCCGGATGGCGTTGTAGGTACTCTCATCTTTGCGGCGTCTGCGGATTGCAGCATCAGCATCCGATATCTGGGGGGCAGCTTATGAGCTATAAAGTTTATGCGGGCGTCCAGACCGGCGTTGACGTGTGGAAGACAAAGACCTGCATTTACGACCCAACGGACTACACGGACACAAAAAAGCTCATCAGTCCAACTTTGACACGGGAGGTGAGCAAGGCCGGTAGCTTGGAATTCACCCTGCCGCTTGGCAATGTGGCCCACTCAGCTTTGCAAAAAATGCGCACGACCGTGTCCGTAGAACAAGACGGTGTGCGCATCTGGGAGGGCAGGCCCATGAGCCATGAGCAGGATTTTATGCTGCGTCAAAAAGTCTTTTGCGAGGGAGAGCTGGCCTACCTCAACGACAGCTCTGTTGCGCCATATACAGCCAAAGACGTGACGATCAAGCAATTTCTTTCGTTTCTGCTGGAAAACCACACCGGCATGGTGGACGCATACAAGGCGTTTACCTGTGGAAATGTTGGATTTCCGAGCACCAGCGTGGTGGTGCCAGAGCTGCATAACTGCGTGATGAAACTGGAATACATGGCGGGTACTCCGGATAGTGACGGCGATTACAGGTATGAATATGGACTTTATACCTCGTCCGGCGTACAGCTTGTAAGCCAATATGAAGCCGGCTACTCGGATGATGACACGGCCCCGGATCCATCCGCGTACAGCTGGACGCTGAATGAAAAGCATGCAGATTCTTCCATAAACGGGTATATCTGGCGCACAGGAAACGGCCTGTTTTCCGTGAGCGTAAATGTGGCCCTGCCCTTGGACGGAGATGGCCAGACGCACGAAGCTACGCAAAGAACGGTTACGCCGGATATCACATGCGCCACGCACTCAAAATCCCTTCCGCCTGAGACGGAATACGATCTCAAAGACACGGTCTCGAAAAATTGGAAAATCGAAAAGAAGGGAGACGGCTATGCCGTCTTGTTCAACGGTGCAGCCCTGCCGGATTCTTCCGTGGTCCGTTACGATTCTGCGCCACGGTACACCTTTGGCGATGGACGAAATTTTGGCGTTACATGGGATGTCATCCAAAATGAGCTTGTGGATGTATACGGCGGGTATCTGATCGTCCGGCACGAAAACAGGGCCCGGTATCTGGACTACGTCCAGGAAGTGCAGGAGAAAAACGGGCAGCCCATCGCATTCGGCACAAACCTGCTCGACCTGAGCAGCTACGTCAAAGCAGAGGATATCGTCACCCGCGTCATTGCCGTCGGAAAAAAGAAATCCGGTTGGTTTTTGTGGGAGAAAACCAACACCATCACGGCAACCGCTAACGACGCCACCGCGCAAAAGCTGTTTGGCATCATCGCGCGGGTCATTGTGCAGGACGGAACCGAAAACACAACGCAGTCGCTTCTGGATGCCGCAAACGCGGAGCTGTCCAAAAACTTGCGTTACCTTGACGGAATCACGGTAAAGGCTGTGGACCTCAAGGATGCCGGCGTGGATATCGCCCGCCTTGGCTTTGGCAAGATGACACACATCTACTCCAACCCGCACGGGGTGAACACCTGGCTTTTGTGCTCTAAGATTGTGGAGCCTTTGGACGCGCCGGACAAAAAAGAATTCACGCTGGGCATTGATTTCTCCAGCGTCAGCGACTTGCAGGCCCTGAGCGCACGAAAAGCCAGTGACGCCTATGACCTGAGCCGCTCGCTGAAGGGCTATGCATCCGCAAAGGGGTGATAAATTGGATAAGACATTTGACGAAGCAATTTCCGAAGTCCGCAATGCAGAACGCGGCGTGGAAGTACGGGAAGCCCTTGCACAGGGCTTTGAGTATGTGAAGCAGTATGGCGAGGCTGTTATCGCGCGGCAGGAAGAAGCTGTTCAGAGTGCGGAAACAGCCACAAACGCGGCGGCAACTGCCACAGCACAGGCCGCAGCAGCAGCCCAGACAGTCAAAGACGCCACTGCAAAAGCCATAAGCGCAGCGCAAGAGCAGGCAGGTATTTCGGCATCAAAAGCCGAGGAATCTGCTTCCAGTGCAGCAGGAGCAGCGGCCAGTCAAACTGCTGCCGCGTCTAGTGCATCTGCCGCAAAGGCCAGCGAGGAAGCAGCTGCAAAGAGTGCCGCCGACGCAAAGGCTATCGTGTCCACTGACACGACCCTGACCGTATCGGGCGCACCGGCTGATGCAAAGGCGACCGGCGACGCCCTGGCTCAGAGGTATACCAAGGCCCAGGCCGATGCCAAATTCGGCACGCCGTACACCCTGCCGCCTGCTACGGCGGACCAGCTGGGCGGCGTGAAGGTGGGCGACTATCTGGACATCGCTGCGGACGGCACCCTGAGCGGCAAGACGCTGTATGACACCATCGCGGCCAGTGTGGCGGTCAAGTCGGAGCCCCGGCTGGTGTGGAACCACCACGTGGAAACCGGAAAAAGGTGGCATTCCTACGACATCAAAATGCCAGACGGCCTTGACTATGTGCACGTTAAGTCGAGGTACAACGACAGTGACGGAACATACGGTGAAGAAGTAGACATCGCAAAAGGCGGCACGGTCAACCACGACTTCGGCAAGGGCGATGGAATCTATGCATCCAACACGACTTTCCGACCGGACGGGACCCTGCACTTTGAATTGGCAGCGTCGTACGTGAATACCGGCGGCTACACCGTAGACATCTGGCTCTCCGGCTACCACTACCCCACCCTTGCCGAGCTGCTGACCGAGACGCAGGCCGCACAGGCGGACACGGACGCCCTG